TTTGTCGATCTCTTCCGAGCCCATTGTGCCTACATAGTGGTCATAGAAGTAGTCCTTTAGGTGTTTGACTACTAACGTTTCTTTGTCCTCTACCGCTAGGCTTCCGCTAGCGTCTAACGACCACAGCCAAGCCTCGCAGAGCTTGCCGTTGTCAATCGCTTCTTGAACGTGATCGTCCCAAGTCATTAGTTGGTTCTCCTGTTGTTTAATAATTCTCTTAAAGTCTTGATCTGCTTTGTACCACGCACGGGCAACCGTTTCATAACAATCGCTGTCAATGCCGAGTTCTAGCGATTGTGACCAGAATTTCTTGCCCTTCCAAAAAGGCTGCTTAAGCAATTTAGTCGGGATCGAGCGCCTATAGAACCAAGTGCCGTTATTATCTTGCAGATATTTTAACTTCTTCATGTCCTTTGGTTTCTCCTCTTTTGGGACTACGAAATCACTATCCACCCAAAGCTTCCGCGCTTTAGCGTGCGAGTTATCAAGCACCTGTATGTAGGTGAAATAGTCGGTTCGGTCTAGCACTTTACACTTTGCCCAGGCGCCTGTGATTAGCCGTTTATAATATGCCATCAATAAGTACCTCCGTCTCTGCGCTTCTCTTGCGCTGTAGGCTCCACAAGTACCGCCCCCATGCCTGACAGTCCAGCCAGACAAGCGAACAGCACTCCCCAATCTGCAAGGCCAAGTATCAGGCTAGTCATTAAGAAGGACAGCGAACATAAAGCCACGCCAGCCAATACAGAAAATACTACTGCTTTCATTCTGTTACCTCCTGTAGGAATCGTTCGAGAATCCTCATGGCATCCGTGATCTTCCCCGTGGCTTCATCCAGTTCTTTACTCTCAAAATCTCCGCTATCGTGCATTGCTTTTTCTGCCACGACCAGAGAAGAAGCTGCCTTCTGAATCTGACTAATGATTTCTGCTGATACTTTCATGCTGCTACCTCTACCGTGTCAATTAATCTAGCTGTCTTAAATCTGTTTTGAAGTGCTCCGTGTACCGTGATAACGATACTGTCCGCGTTTCGTTTTGATCCGTCACACAGTCCGCAATCTATACACTGTGTCCCGATTGTCTCGGATAAGCACTCGGATTCGTTTTTATACATGCCGTCCCCGTCCATCGCTACGCGGAACGTCCGTGCGCCTTTCGCGTGCCATTGCTTGGCTTGTTTGGGTGAATCAGCGGATATCATACAAATATCTATGAACCTTGGATCAAAGTTCGCGTGCTTCGCTTGATGCGTGTATCCGGTATGCCCGGTTCCGATATTCGCCAGGTATTGCATAACCTCAAAAGGTGCTGCTGCTGGATCGCCATATGCCCCTAATCGAATCTTTCTGCCTTGCAGGTAATGCGAATGCTTCGCCTGGTCAAAATCTGCGTATTTACCGGCAATGAACGATTTATATACCGCGTTCGGAGCCTGTCCGATATTGACGTAACACGCGCCACCATTGAAATGACGATGAACGCAACTACCGCATACCGCAGAATCTAAGCCAATTTTGGCTGCCTCTACCGGATTAATATCAGTTCGGATGATCCAGGTTTGCACCATGTCGCCTGTTTTTACGTTGGAAGTCTTCAAGGTCGCTATGACCGCGATTGGCGAACCATCAAGAACGCTTGCGCCTTGCCAAATCACAAAGCCAAGTCGATTAACAATTGGCGTCTTGACCTTGCTCAATTTGTTTCCGCTTAATGTTCTCATGCTGTTTGCTCCTTTTGTAATTTCTTAATCAAGTCTTGATCTTCTAACACGGCGCTTTTAATTGCGTTCGTTGTCCGTGTGCTCATCGAGCTACGTAATGCGCTGTTCATGTGGCTAAGGTAAATATCCAAATGCCCATTGTTTAAAAACTTTCTGGCTTGCTGAATCAGTTTGGCGTTTGTCATGCTGTTCTCCTGAGTTGATAAAAGAATCTTAAGCCCTTTAGCACAGGATTGAAACCCCTTAGCCAAACTAAAACCCACTTGGTGTCAGTGCTTTGTAGTCTGGTTAGCTGTATCATTTATTTATGCGCGCGAGCGTGTGCGCGTAGCACAGACCGTGCCAGGTTGGTTAGTCTTTAGGGCTGTAGTGCACCTGCACAGACCCTCACACTTGTCAAGCTTTATCGCACTATATAGCTAAACAGTCTAACACCGACCGGCTATAGAGCTTTATAGTCTAGGACGCACCAACCTGGTGCAGCACTGAACAGAACGCACCAGGTTGGTGCAGCCTATAAAGTTATCCACAGACTTATCCACAGGTCTGACCAGTTCTATAAAGTTATCCACAGGCTATAAAGTTATCCACAGGTCTGACCAGTTGAGCCCAAGCAATAATCGTGCCAGCTTTACAGATCTAGTCAGACTGTTTAGCTATTAGGGTCAAGCTGTTTTGGTCTGATTAGCTGTGAAGGCACGGGGGAGGGGGTTTGCAATCTTTTTATTCTTATTGTACCCGCATAGATTTGCAAAAAAGGCTAAACAGCCCCTAAAAGCACTTTAATAGTACAACTACTGTATAAATATACAGCTTTTAAGCCTATGTAATCTAACAAGAATCTGCACTGAAGCAATAAAAGTGGTTTTAATTTAAAAAAGACTTGACTTTTATTAAAAAGTATGCTAGAATATTTGCACTATATAGCCTTCAAAGAGAAATCATGATTACTTTTCCTGATAGTAAACAAGAAAAAAAAGTAACTGCGATTACCGAACAGAATACTACACAGGCTACACAGCCTATAAAGCGTAAGCGCGGTAGACCTAAAAAGTCCGAGATAGAAGCCAAGAAAAAAGGCAATAGGGGCGTAAGAGGTCGTCCACCTGGTGATGCTGCTAGGATTAATGAATTAAAGGCTCGTCTCTTGGCTACAAGTGGCGATAACGTAATCAATAAAATTATAAACATTGCCTTGGATGACGAACATCAGGGGCAGATGGCGGCTTTAAAGATGTGTATGGATCGTGTTCTTCCTGTATCGTATTTTGAAAGGGATAAGGCGACAGGGGGACGAAGTGCAGTGAACATTACAATCACTGGTATTGGCGGTGAAACCACAGTTTTAGGTGATGAAGCCATCGAAGGAGAAGTAATTGAGTCCTGATCTCTTTGATACCATCCGAGAAGATTTAATTAAACACGAAGGGTATAAGCTAGAGATCTATTTAGACTCTGAAGGGCTACCGACCTTTGGTGTTGGTCACTTGGTGACTGAAGACGATATTGAGGCTACGTGGCCTGTAGGGACGTTGGTTGAGAAGACAAGAGTTGATGAACTATTTGACCATGATCTTAAAGTGGCTTGTAGCGAAACTGAACGGTTGTTTCCAGCACTAGATAGCTATCCAGACCAGTGTGTTCGTGTATTAGTTAACATGTGCTTTAATCTTGGACGACCACGGTTGTCGCGCTTTAAGAAGATGGTACAGGCTGTAAAGCTAAATAACTATGAAAGGGCTGCTGAAGAAATGGTAGACTCTAAATGGTACAACCAAGTTGGTAGACGCGCTGTAGAGCTGGTGGGTTGGATGCGTAATGTCTGACCTAAAGGTCGAACTACTACCCTGGCAACAAGAAGTCTACAACGCAACTGAACGCTTTAAAGTCGTTGCTGCTGGTAGGCGTTGTGGTAAGTCCCGACTTGCTGCTTGGATGCTTATATTAAATGCACTGGAGTCTAAATCAGGGCATGTATTCTATGTAGCCCCTACACAGGGGCAAGCACGGGATATTATGTGGGGTGTTCTCTTGGAACTTGCTCACCCGATTGTTGCCAGTAGTCATGTGAATAACATGCAAATAAAATTAATCAATGGGGCTACGATTTCTCTAAAGGGCTCTGACAGACCTGATACCATGCGTGGTGTTAGTCTGAAGTTCCTTGTACTCGATGAGTATGCAGATATGAAGCCTATGGTCTGGGAAGAAGTCCTTAGACCGGCACTTGCCGATCAGAAGGGTAGTTGCTTATTTATTGGTACACCGAAGGGACGTAATCATTTCTATGAACTATACAAGTACGCAGAGTTAGAGAATGATGAAACCTACAAAGCCTGGCATTTTACCTCATACGACAACCCCTTACTGGACTCGGAAGAGATCGACACCGCTAAGAAGTCCATGTCCAGCTATGCTTTCAGGCAAGAGTTTATGGCAAGCTTTGAAGCCCTTGGGTCTGAAATCTTCAAAGAAGATTGGATAGCCTTTGGCCCTGAACCAGAAGAAGGTGATTATTATATTGCGGTTGACTTAGCCGGTTTTGCTGATGTTGCCAAAGCCACTAATGCCAAGCACAGACGCTTAGATAGTACAGCCATTGCGGTTGTCCAGGCCAATACAGATGGCTGGTACGTTGCGGATATTATTTATGGTCGTTGGGATATTAAAAAGACGGCTAAGAAGATCTTTGATGCAGTAGCGCACTATAGACCTGTCTCTGTCGGGATTGAAAAGGGGGCGTTGAAGAACGCAGTTTTACCCTATCTAACCGACATAATGAAAAGTGGTCAACGATTCTTTAGAGTTGAAGAGTTGACTCACGGTAACCAAAAGAAAATAGACCGTGTGGTATGGGCTCTACAGGGTCGGTTTGAACACGGACAGATTACATTGTCAGAAGGTGAGTGGAACACAGAGTTCTGTGACCAGTTATTTCAGTTCCCTAACCCATTAGTCCACGATGACTTGGTGGACGCACTAGCCTACATAGACCAGCTTGCTAAAGTTAGCTACTACGTTGACTTTGAGGAAGAAGAACTAGAAATCATTGACTATCACGCAGGATATTGATATGCAAGATTACGAAGGACTCTATAAAACAGACGCTGCAGGTTGGATTATTTCCAAATGCGATCAATGGCGTGATCATTATGAGTCAAACTACGCAGAACAATTTGATGAGTACTACAGGCTTTGGAGAGGTATCTGGGATCAGAGAGACTCTTATAGGCAGTCAGAACGCTCTAGGATTATTTCTCCAGCCCTACAACAAGCTGTAGAGTCTTCTGTTGCAGAGATCGAAGAGGCTACATTTGGTCGTGGTTCTTTCTTTGACATCAAGGATGACCTACAAGATCAAGAACGACAAGACATTACATTCTTGCGTAAACAACTTACAGAAGACTTTGCTCGCACTAAGGTACGCAAAGGTGTCGCAGAAGCCCTTATTAACTCTGCTGTGTTTGGTACAGGCATTGCTGAACTGGTTATTGAAGAAATAAAAGAAATGGCTCCTGCAACACGCCCTGTAATGGACGGTGCAATGACGGCTGTAGGTGTAGAGACGCGAGAACGCTTTGTAGTTCGAGTCAAGCCTGTGATGCCACAAAACTTCTTGATTGACCCTGTAGCCACTAGCATTGAAGATGCTTTAGGTGTGGCAGTTGATGAGTTTGTTCCTAAGCACCAAGTAGAGATGCTGATTAACTCTGGTGTATACCGTGATGTCTTACTTGAGAACGCCCCATCCGATATGGACTTAGAGCCTGATCAGGATTTAGCACTGTACGATGACGATAAAGTCCGTATCACTAAGTACTATGGTTTGATCCCTCGTCATATCTTTGACGAAGCGATGGAAGAAGAGCTTGAAGAAGGCGAAGATATTGCAGACCTTATTGAAGACGATGAGGACAAAGACAAAGGATACGTTGAAGTCGTTGCAGTCATTGCCAACGGTGGTCAACTTCTTAAGATAGAAGAAAATCCTTACATGATGCAGGATCGTCCTGTGATTGCATTTCCTTGGGAT